AAAGGAGCTAACCTTTGCACATGTCTAATCGCCACGTTAGGGAGCTCGAGCACGTGTATAGGGCCATCTTTGCAGACGCTCTATACACATTCCCGACGCTGGAGATAGAATTTGAGAGAGATCTCAAACGTCTCCTACAATTTGTCGAGCACAGAGGTATAAGAGTTTATCTCGAATACCTCCCAGCAGTTGGCAAACACCTGGATAGGTGTCTCTCCAACGGCAAGTACATTCAGGGTGGGCTACCTCTGACAAAGAGGGTCTCTCCCTGGGTAGTGGTCCCGAAGTTTCTTCGGGGGCTCTACCTACTTGTTTTCGACGAATTGGGTTTTCTGAAGGAGGATTGCAGTACCGAGTCAATCTTCTTTTTACGGCAAATTCTGTATGCCGCGAAGAAAACTGACTACGACTGCACTGCCGATAAGGTCGAGGACGCTGTCCAAGACTTCATCGACACTGATGCGCTGCTACCTGAGCCTGACGGCTTTTGGAATGCAGTCGAACTGGAAGATCTGAATTTGGCGCACGCTTACCTTGGTTATAGTAAGCACGCAACATTTACGGACCGCCTCAGTTCTATCGAGGACCCTCGTAGGGCCCAAGACGCAAAACTTCTCCTGGGAACGCTGGACATTGTGTCCAGCATTCTCACCACCACCCTAGGGCAATACTTGCCCGAAGAATGGAGGTTCAGACATGGTCCAGGCGCGATCTCAGAAACGACCGGTCCAACCAACAAGTACTGTTGGTCGAATTGGTCAAGCATTCTGGAATCCGAATACCCTATTGCTGATTGTGGCTTTCACAATTACAGCAGTTGGGTGGCCCGTTGTGGCGAGCCTACGAAGGATCGACGAGTTGAATCATCAACTCATAGACCTAGTAGACTTGTCGCAGTTCCAAAAACCTTCGACGGTCCCCGGCTTATTGCCGCGGAACCTTCGGAGCATCAGTGGTGCCAACAGAACATCTGGCATTACTTCTGCCGACGCGTGCGAAGCACCTGGATTACCGGATTTGTCGATTTCAACGACCAATCTAGAAACCAGGAACTTTGCATTGTCGGGTCCCGGGACGACTCCCTCGCGACGGTCGATCTTTCGGCCGCTAGCGACAGGGTCACGTGCCTCGCGGTAGGTCAGTTCTTTCGGAGCAATCCGAAACTACTGAGATCCCTACGCGCGTGTCGAACCCGTGTTGTTTCACAAACTCTGGTGGAAACACTGCCAGAGAATGTGACGTTGAGAAAATTCTCAACCATGGGTAGCGCCTGCACTTTTCCCGTAGAGACACTGATTTTCCTCGGGATCGCCTTGTCTGCAGTCCTTGTGACTCGCAGGCTTCGGCCGACCCTTGGGAACATCAAGTCCCTAATGGGCGAAGTGGCCGTCTTCGGAGATGACGTTGTCATCCCCGTCGACAGTCGGGAGCTTTTTGTAGATGCGCTTGAAGTTCTATACTTCAAGGTCAACGATCACAAGTCTTACTGGACTGGAAAGTTCCGTGAGTCTTGCGGTGTTGACGCCTTTGATGGGGTCAATGTGACCCCTATCTACTGGCATCGCTTCTACAATGGCGGACCAGAATCTCTAGCGAGCGTCGCGGGGTGCCGCAATAATTACTATAACAAGTTCTTATTGCACACGGCCGCGTATCTTGCGTCGACCCTGCCTCCGGGAATTCCGGAGGTGGCCAAGAGATCTGGTGCCTTTGGTCTGAAGACCCGTTGCCGACCGCGGAATGCTGGCTTTAAACGCCGGTATAACCACGATCTCCAGCGGGTCGAGATCTACGTGCGTTCGCTCCTCGCGAAGCAGAGTAGATCACCGACCAACGACGACACTGCGATACTTCAGTATTTTACTGAAGCTCCGGACCCACTGAATAAGTGGGTTCACGGTGTACCGCAGAGACCATTGCTTAAGATAAAGCAACGGTGGGTTGCTGAGGAAGAACTGTCTGCTCGGACAGTTTCGCCTTAGCTAGGTGCAAACACGTGATCAGAAGCCCGGTGTGGGGAACCCGAATCCTGGACTTTCAAAACTCATTAATCATGAGTTTTGACTAGCCCTCGAAGCACGCCATCTGTGGCGCGCAGGAACGGATTTTGGTGAGGGGTGCCTTCTAAGACACCCCTCGCCCCACACCGGAG